AAGACTTTCGTACAGGAGACTTTATCTCTGCATTAAGAGATGCGTCTGGTGTTATTAGAGCAGGGGCAACTATATTCCCTGACTTAGTAGATAACGTGAAGATTCCAAAACAGACTGGTGTTTCGACTGCGGCATGGATCGCAACCGAAGGCGGAGCTGTCTCTGAATCAGAGCTTACTCTAGGTTCGGTAACTATGTCTCCTAACACTATCTCTGCTTATACAGATATCACAAACAAGATGCTTGCTAACTCCTCTCTATCAATAGAGACATTAGTAAGAAATGATCTTGCGGCGGGTATCGGTAAAGTAGTAGATACAGGAGCCATGACGGGGTCTGGAAGTTCGGGACAACCAACTGGATTGGACAATGCAACTGGTGTTAATTCAGTGACATTGGCAACTGCTCATACACCCACCTGGGCGGAAGCAGTAGAAATGGAATCATTGGTTCTAGCTGACAACGTACCGTTTAATAGACCTGGTTACTTAACTAACTCAACTATAGTTGGCAATTTGAAAACTACTCAAAAGGCCACTAATACAGCAATCTTTATTATGGACGGCGATGGCAGAGTAAACGGCCATGACGTAACTATTAGTAATGCAGTTGGAGCAGGTTATATTTACTTTGGAATGTGGTCTGACTTATTGATTGGCTTTTTTGGCTCAATCGATATTTTGGTTGACCCATACACAGTTGCTACAAACAACGTGACTCGCATTAGAGCGACACAATTTTGTGATGTAGCAGTTAGACATGGACAATCGTTCACGAAGGCAACAGACTAATTAGTCTAAATAGTGTGAAGGGGCCAATAACCCCTTCCACTTTTTTAAAAGGAAAAAGTTATGGCAAATAAATATGAAGTTCTTAAAAATTGCGTAATTGAAGGAAGCGACTATCGTATTGGCGAATCCGTTGAATTAGAACAACCTGTAGCGGCAGGACTATTAGCCGCAGGGCAAGTAGCCGAACACGGCGAATCTAAATCAGCAGATCGTTCAGTAGGATTAGATTCTTCTGACAGTAAACCAGTTAAGAAAAGAAGCAAGAAGAAATAGCTATGGCCCTTGAATCCACAGCAGATTTAGCGGGCTACTTTGATACCGATGCTCACGGAGTGAGTGCCGTTATTACTGTTGGCGGTTCCAGTTCTACGATCAGCGTTATTCTTAATAAAGAATATTTTGCGATTGATCCAGGAATGGGAATTGATGTAGAAGGAACGCAACCCGTAGTAACGGGAGCAACTTCTGATATGTCAGGTGTGGATAATGAGGACACTATAGTTATTGATTCAGTAACTTATAACATCGTGAGCGTTCAACCAGACGGCACGGGTGTAACAGCTTTAGTATTGGAACAACAGTAATGGCCCATGTTAGACAACAGATTAGAGAAAGAGCCGCGAGTACATTGGGGTCTTTAACTACAACGGGGTCTAGAGTTTACCAAAGCAGAGTCTATCCCCTGGGATCGAATAATCTGCCTGGACTGTTAATTTATACAAAGAGCGAAGATTCAATGCCTGAGACGATGGGAACATCACGATTAATAATGCGAAATTTATCTCTGGTGGTTGAAGGATATGTTAAACAAGTTTCTGACTTTGACGACAAAGTAGATTTAATTTGTAGCGAAGTTGAAACGGCTATGGCAGGAGACATTACGTTGAATGGTTTAGCTAAAGATTCATTTCTGGAATCAACAGAGATTAATTACGATGCAGAAGGAGAAAAGCCTGTAGGCGTTTGTTCAATGACTTATTCAGTCAAATACGCAAATGCGGAAGCTGATCCCGATACTGCGGTATAAAGGTAAAGATATGGCAAGAGTAATTTTATATTCTCCACAAGGTCAAGACCCTATTGAAGTGTCTGAGCATCGTGTTGAGTATTTAAAAAGCAAAGGTTGGACTGAGAAAGGTATTTCTAAAGAGAAAGCATCCAAGTCTGTAAGTAAAACAAAAAAAGATAAAGAGGAAAAATAAATGGCAACACATAGTGGAATAGCGGGACTCGTCAAGGTCGCATCAAACACTGTAGCGGAAGTAACCAGTTGGACTTTGGATCAATCCAATTCCCTAATTGAAGATACATCTATGGGAGATACGTCAAGAACGTATCTTACAGGACTCGATGAATTTTCAGCTTCAGTTGAAGTATTGTGGGATGAAACCGATACGAATGGACAGGTCGCATTGTCGCCTGGTAGTTCTGTAACTCTAGTGCTTTACCCCGAAGGCGGGGGAAGTGGAGCAACGTACTATACAGGAACAGCGTTAGTGACTTCGCATTCGATTACGGGTTCTTTCGATGGAATGGTTACTGCTAGTATAGGGGCAACTTATACTGGTGGCGTAACAACAACAACAGTCTAACGTGAAGGCGATAGATAGGGCGGCGGCACACTTTGACTCGATAGATGTAAGAAAACTAACAGTCGAAGAGTGGGCCGATGAATCGGGGCCTTTCGTTTTGTATGCTAAACCTCTGACTCTTCAAGAGAGTCAGAAGCTATATCGTTTATCGAAGAACGATGATTTGGCTTTGTTAGCCTATGCCTTAATACATAAGGCATTGGATGATAACGGAGACAAGATGTTTACGATGGACGATAAGTACAAGTTAATGAACGGCGTTGATGTCGGTGTTCTAACCAAGATCGGAACCTGGATTATGGGTGTCGATGATTTGGAGACTGCCGAAAAAAAATAAGAGCCGATGCTGACTTATTTACTCAGTATGCGTTAGCAGATCGCCTTCACATGACTCTTGGAGAGTTGCGTGAAATGACTGTTGATGAATACATTGGATGGGTAGCATATGTAAAAGTCTTAGAAGAGAAAAAGAAACATGGCACAAACTAAATACAAACTGGTAATTGAAGGCGTAAACAAAACGAAGAAAGCGTTTGCGTCAGTAAAACAGTCTTTAGCTAAAGTAGGCGGAGCCGCCAAAGGGGCGGCGAAGGTGGTCGGTGGTATCGGGTTAGCAGTAGCCGCCGTTGCTACAGCTTTTGTTGCTATGGGGAAGAAGGCTTTTGATGCCTTAGACAGTATCGGAAAAACAGCAAGCCGCACAGGAATTGCGGCAGAGAGTCTCCAGGCATTAAGGCTTGGAGCAGTAGAGAGTGGTTCATCAGTTGAAGCCTTAAATAAGGCCATTGAGAAATTCTCTAAAAACATTGGAGACGTTATTGTTAAGGGTACGGGAGAAGCGACCTATGCCCTGGACAGAATGGGGATTAGTCTTTACGACTCAGCAGGAGCATTAAAAGACAACGATCAAATACTTAGGGAAGTTGCCGATGGTATAAAAAACATGGCAAGCGAAACTGAGAAGAACTCAGCTTTGCAAGGTTTGTTTGGTCGTCAAGGTATATTAATGAATCAAGTCTTTGGCGAAGGAGCAGTAGCCATTGATCGTTGGATTGCAAAAGCAAAAGAAATGGGATTTGTCGTCAGTGGAACGGCGATTAAATCAGTAGAAGCTTTCAACGATAGATTTGCTGAATTGAAATTTATGCTCACTGGATTGGTTAATCAGACGTTTGCGGCTTTGGCCCCTGGTTTGGAGAAAATGATAACTGATTTTAACGAATGGGCGATTGCGGTAAATGGAGCAGGAAACAATTTAGAAAAATTAGGAAAAAAGATAGCCGAAAATCTTGTTGAAGGATTGGCTACAGCAATAGAAAGTCTTGGAACGACTATTGTTTTTTTCAGACAGATGTCTGCTGTTATGGAGAAGTGGGGAGCCATGCTGAACGTCAAGATTGGCAAGGGCATGAAAGAAGAGTTCCAAGAAATAAGGCAAGAATTTTTAGCGAACATCCTTGCTATCTACGAATTTGAGGAACAAACCAAAAAGGCCGCCGCTAAGTTGAGAGCATTTTGGAAAGTAACAAAGGATGGAAAAAAACCTTTGAAAGATATAAAAGATGAAACAGAGGAAACAACAGTTAGATTCAAAGAATTAACGGAAGCTGTCGAAGGATTCGGCAAAGGTTTTGACGAAGTATTTATTAACAGCGAAACCAAATTAGAGAAATTTGCAAAATTAGGAGAGAAGGTAGGTAAAACATTAGAAGATGGATTGGTGGATGCTTTTATGAATATCGAAAAAGGAGCAGAAGGACTCAGAGATATGATGGATCAAATTCTAAAACAAATCATGGCAGAATTAGTTCGAGTCTTTATAGTTCAAGCATCTGTTCAAGCATTAAAAACCTGGTGGGGAGCAAGGGCCGAAGGTGGCCCTGTTAGTGCAGGTAAACCTTACCTGGTTGGAGAAAAAGGGCCAGAGTTATTCGTTCCTGGATCAAGTGGTGGCATAGTTCCTAATGACCAACTTGCAGGAGCAGGAGCAGGAGCAGGAGCAAATGTTAATGTGAATTTTAATATTACATCGTGGGACTCTAGAGATACTTTGCAAGCCATCTCACAACAGGCCCCTGCCATTGTAGGAATCGTAGAACAATCATTTAAAAAGCGTGGACGTAGAGGGCCATTAGGGCCATGAGTGGTACGTTTCCTAGTACACCAACCCCAGAGTCGATTGAGGTTCAATCTATTGAACCGACTTTGGTTTCCGTTACCAGTAATCTAACCCGACAAGTGCGTTCCAGGGGTGGTCAACGATGGGGATTTTCTGTTAGATTTGCTCCGATGGAGAGAGCAAGTTTCGATCCTATCTTTGCTTTTTCATTAGCACAACGGGGTCAATACGAGACGTTTACCTGGGTTCCAACTACTATAGGAACTACCAGGGGAGAAACAGGCGAATCGCCTGTAGTTGATGGAGCCGCTAGTGTTGGAGCCAGTTCTTGTAGCGTGGATGGCTTAACAGCTTCAACGTCTAATATTTTAAGATCGGGAGATTTCTTTAAATTCTCTGGTCAAAATAAAATTTATATGTGTACTGCCGATATGACTAGCGATGGATCGGGAGATGCAACTTTAAGTTTCGCTCCAAAATTAGAAACTGCGGTAGCTAACAACGAAACGATTACGATAAACAGTGTGCCTTTTAATGTCTCTTTTAGTTCAGACATTAGAAGCTACGCTACCAATGCAACCAGTTATTATTCATATGAAGTAGAGTTGGTTGAGGTTGCGTAATGACAAACAGAGGGAGTACGGCGGCCTTTCAAACAGAGATCGTTAAAAGCCAGAACCAACCAATACATCTAGTTAAAATATATTTTGATTCCCCAACGGGTACTCAATATTTAACGGATTCATTTATTCCCATTACCTACGATTCCAATACTTATTCTCCATTGGGATATTTTTTAAGTTTCAGTAATATAGAAGAAACAACGCAATTAATAATTAACAGCTTAACTTTAAGTATCTCAGGGGTGGATCAGGTTTATATCAATCATGTTTTATCAGAACGCTTCATTGACCGAAAGGTAGTTATTTATAAAGGCTTTTTAAGTACCTCAGACGATTCATTAATTGCTGATCCTGTTTTAATTTTTCAAGGCAACATGAACACCCCTTCAATTCACGAAGCGGAAAATGAAGGTATGTCCACTGTTTCAATATCCGTATCCAATCAGTTTGTTGATTTTGAAAAAACATCAGGTCGTTACACCAACCAGGAATCACAAGAGTCAGTTTACCCAGGGGATTTAGGTTTTAACTATGCGTCTGAAATAATCAAAGACATAGTGTGGGGAGCTGAGTTTGATCCAGGAACCAGGGTAACGGGAGCAGGAAGTTTAGCGGGAGAATTTGGTTCGGTTATTGATACCAGGGATGTAGGCTCAGAAGAAATTTACGATTTAGATTTAGTCGGTAACAACGTCAAGATTAACGATGATGATACGGCTACTGTTTATGACATAGATCACAATGTCGTAGTTGACGATGTAATAGTCATAACAGACGCTACAGGTACTTACATGGACGATTTAAACGGAACTCATGTCGTAGTATCAATCGGGTCAAACAGTTGGGATATTCCCTTTATCAGTTCCCCTGTTATTGTTCCTTATGAAGGCGGAGCAGAATTTCAAGTTAACGATGAATCAATATCCCCTGGTATAACGACAGTCGATACCAGTAATAAAACAAACCAAATAATAGTCCCCTCAAAAGAAGGGGCGATTAAAAATAAAATTCATCCAGGCGTAATAGTGACCATAGAGGACGCTGATAGTGTGGGTGGTATTCCTGCCGATAATATAAATGGCAGTCATGCGGTGGTAGAGGTTAATGATACATATTATGTAATAGAAATCGTAGAAGATGTTGAGACTACGGCCCCACCTATAAGCACTGACACTTCGGTTACGGATGCAGTACAAGTCAATGAAACCGATCATGGCCTCTCAACTGGCGATTCAGTAGTTATTGCAGGATCAACAGCAGTAGGTGGTGTTCCTGATTCAGAAATTAATGGAACTCATACAGTCGGGAATGTTATTGACATAAACGCCTTTGAAATAGAGGTAACAACCGAACCCACCTCAACTGTTACTTATGGTGGTGGGGTTAGTGTAACCATTGACAGCGTTGATCCTAAACCACCACCGATCTCAACAACTTCTTCTTCGGCCACTGTTACTGTTTATCAAACAGCACACGGCTTAGTGGTGGATGATACTTTTTCTTTGGCAGGGACAATGGATGTGGGTGGTATTTCTCAAAGTGTTTTAAATGAACAACACACAGTGGTCAGCGTTCCCGATACCAACAGCGTTACCTTTACAGCTTCCGAAACAGCTACGGAAACAACAACGGGTGGTGGAAGGCAGGTTAATGTTAAGTTACCTGTTAAGGCCACCAGTGCAACAACAGGTGGTGGGCCTAATATAACAACGCAACTTCCCGTCAAAAATAAAAAGCCGTTATCGGCTTCGAGTAAAGCGTAATGTGGATTTGGACAGTTATTACAACTGCGGCCAAATGGATAGCGGGAAAGCTAATGGCGGCGGGTGTGGCACAAGGCGTAGCAACTGCAATCGGTTATGTGGTGGCGGGTACTGCCGCCATCGGGGCGGCAAGATGGTTGGGCGGAAAGATGGCAAATGTCCCCGACATAGGATTAGGACAACAAGGGGCCACGATACTTGCAAATGCTCCGTCTAATACGGCTCCAATACCCGTTATCTATGGGGCAAGAAGAGTGGGTGGAACCAGGGTATTTATAGGAACCTCAAACAGTTTTGATGATGAAGGGACTGTACTCGTTAAGAATGGTTATCTCAACATGGTATTTTCATTGTGTGAAGGCCCAATTTCAGAAATTACAGCAGTTTATTTAAACAACGTAGAAGCCTGGCCCAATAAAGACCCCAGGTTTGAAGGAGAAAATACGGATGTAAATAAATCTTTTTGTTATATAGAACCCCATTTAGGATCAACGACTCAGACTGTTTCTACAGCATTAAAACACATAGCGGGTTTTGGCGGCGGGACTTGGAGTTGGACAGACGATTATAGATTAAGGGGTGTTGCTTACGTTTATGTAAGACTTCAATATAACTCTGAAATATGGGCTTCTGGTATGCCAACTGTTTCTGTAGATATAAAAGGAAAGGTAGTTGAGGACACTAGGCAACCATTCCCCTCTCCCGCAGGAACTACTATTAGCCGTTTTTCAAACAACCCTGCTCTCTGTATTCGAGATTATTTAATTAATGACAACTACGGAAGGGCCATTGATTCAACTTTAATTGATGATACTACTTTTGAATCTGCCGCCGATTATTGCGATGAAGTCGTTACCTTTACTCAAACTGTTAGCGACATTTATTCCCAGGTATCTCAAAAAAGATATACCTTAAACGGAGTAGTTAATACAGCAGAAACAAGCATAAACATTCTCGATAAAATGCTAACTGCTTGCCGAGGGTCTTTAATCTTTAGCGGTGGTAAGTACAAATTAATATTGGATAAACCCACAACTGCCGCCCTTACTTTTGATGAATCAAACATCATGCCTGATTATGAAATTATATTGGGTGGTAAAGAAACTTTAGCCAATAAAGTAACAGCAGAATTTTTTAATCCTGATCGGGAATGGCAAGCGGATTTCTCTATCGTTGAATCCTCAACTTATAAAGAACACGATAACGATTTACTCTTACACAAAAAAATAGAACTGCCCTTCACGGCAGATATGCTCATGGCTAAATACATAGCCAATCAGAATTTAAAAATATCACGACAAAACGTAATCATTAATTTTAAAACCACCCAGGACGGATTGTTAGCAGAAGTAGGAGACACGATTTACATTAAATTAGCGAGTCCTGGTTGGGACACCCTTAACGCAGGAGCAGGAAAGATATTCAGAGTGTTGCAGATTGGAATAGAAGCCACAGATGAAATAAATATAACGGCAATAGAATACGACAGTGAAGTTTATACAGTGGCGGCGGCTTCCTGGGAAGGATCGCCCAATACTCAGCTTCCTTCTCTTCGTTCCGTCCTGGCTCCCGCTAACATTACAGTCAGTGAAGAATTATTATTTAACGATCCAAAAATAACCAATCGCATATCAATCAGTTGGGACAAATCTTTATCCCCGTTTGTCTCTGCTTATGACATAGCTTATAAAAAATTAAATGATGAAGATTTAATTAATGTAGGGGATGTCAACGGAACCCAATTTAATATTGATAATTTAAAGCCTGGGGTTTATACCTTCAACGTGAGGGCCAGAAACAATCCTGGTTTCACTTCAACCTATGCCGCTAAACTCTTTACAGTCAAAGGAACTTCTGTACTTCCTGCCATTAATCCACCTGGTATCACGGGTGTAACCGAAATATTGACCAGTTCCTTTGTTGGATCGGGAGTAAAGGCAAAGGCTACTTTCTCCTGGGTAGCTGTAGCGAATGCGGATTGGGAAGCATTAGGAGTTACTATTGATCATTATGAAGTGCAATTCAAACTCACTTCTGAAAGTACCACCTGGGAATCCCCAGGCAGTTCAGTAGGAACCTTCTTTGAGTTTTTTGATATAACACCAGGTAACTACAATTTCAGAGTCAGAGCCGTTAATGATGCAAATATGTATAGCAGTTACGCTGAAACCACAGCAGAAATAACAGGTTTAACGGCGGCTCCTGCTGATGTAACCAATTTCTATTTACGAGTCGATAGTAACGAAGCCAGTTTATCCTGGACTCCTGCAACCGATCTGGATGTGAAGGTAGGTGGTACGTTTGAAATAAGACATTCAGACCTTACCAGTGGGGCCACCTGGGAGCAATCAATACAAATAGGAGAGGATGTAAGTGGTATCAGTAACAGTGTGGTTATGCCGTTATTAAAAGGAACTTATTTAATTAAAGCAGTTGATTCAACGGGACACAAATCAGACAGTGCTACCCTTATAGTTAATACTATTTCTCCACAACTTTTTGATTACAGAACATTTAGCACAATAACCGATACCAGTTTTGCAGGAACTAAAACGAATATGGTGGTGGATTCCACTACGGGTTATCTAAAATTTGAAGCTGATACCTTAATTGATGCCATGACAACTGACATAGATGATTGGGGATTGTTCGATTCGATTGGTGGGGTTGATACTTCTGGCTCTTATGAGTTTGCGGATAAGATCGATGTTGAAGTGGTGGGGTCAGTTAATCTAAATGGAGCCATTACTTTTACTGTCGTTAATCGCTCCGACTTATGGGATTTAAGAGAAGGCAACATAGACACCTGGTTATCCATAGACGCAACAGATTTTGACGGAGTATTGGCACAACTGTATGTGGCAACGACAACCGATGATCCTGCTAGTGGTGGGGCCACTTGGTCTGGTTGGCAATTATTCACAATAGGCAATTACTACGGCAGAGGATTTAAGTTTAAACTCGAAGCGTCAACTGCTGATAACAATTATCAAATTAATGTCAGTCAGTTGAAAACTGTTGCTGATATTTATTATCGAATACAAGCTGAAAGTTCTGGTATTGATGCGGGTGGTTCTACGATTACGTTTGACACTTCATTTAGAGCGACACCCGTTCTAGGAATAGCGGCTCAGAATATGGCTACAGGAGATTACTACACCCTTACCAGTTTAAGCAAAACAGGCTTCACGTTGCAGTTCTTTAACTCAAGCGGCACTGGAGTTGCTAGAACTGCTGATTATATTGCACGGGGTTATTGACAATTCAACTATGGAACTTAAGGTAATTAATCGTAAATTTACAAACACTAAAAGGAACTTTTAATGGCTCAACATGATTACGTTATAGCTAATGCCAACGGGGCCACAGTTAGAGCAGATATAAACAATGCCCTGTTAGCAATCAGTTCAACCAACTCTGGAACTTCGGAACCATCAACCATGTACGCCTACGAAATGTGGGTGGACACTACCACCAGTTTATTAAAACTCAGGAATGCGGCTAACAATGCCTGGATCACTTTAGGCTTATCAGTCACAGCTTCTAATACAGTTGATATAAATGGTGGAGCAATAGACGGAACGGCAATAGGAGCGTCTAGTGCAACCACAGGAGCATTTACCACCTTAACGACAACTGACAATTTAAGCATTGGTGGCAGTAATAAAGAATTAAGATTTTATGAAGGCTCTAACTATGTAGGCTTTGAGGCTCCTGCCCTAACAGGCGACCAAATATGGATTTTACCCATAGAAGATGGAGATGCAGACCAGGTTTTACAAACTAACGGATCGGGAACTTTAACCTGGGCGACTGCGGGTGGAACAACTATAAACAATAATGCAGATAATCGAGTTATAACGGGTAGTGGCACAGCGAATACATTAAATGGAGAGACGGGTTTAACCTGGGACGGAACAACTTTTGGTGCAGATGGCGGAGCTGTATTTAATGATTCTTCTGCCGATGTAGATTTTAGAGTTGAAAGTAATGGACAAACTCACATGCTATTCGTGGATGGAGGTGGGGATGCAATAGGTATGGGATTTAGTGATCCTAATAATGCCACTTTAGCAATCAATGGCAGGGTGTGTATTAACAATAACGACAATCCGAACAACCATCATTCTTACGGAGACGATTTAATTATAGGAAACACATCTAATGCGGGTGGTGGAATGACTATTTTAGGTACTACCACTGGATATAGCCGTATTCAATTTGCAGACGGAAACACGGGAAGCGGCACGCCAGGTTTAATTCAATATGGTCACACCGATAACCTCTTTGTTTGGCTTACTAGCGACACAGAAAGAATGCGACTGGATTCTTCGGGGAACGTGGGAATTGGATTAACTTCATATAATGAAAGATTAAAAGTTTCTTCTGCCGAGGGAAATACAGCAGTTGTGGCTTTTGAACACACGGGTACAGCAGCACAGCAATACGGACTTCATTTAAGATTAAATGGCAATCCTAATGATACTACTCGTTATTTCTTGCAGGGTGTAGGTGGAGCATCGGGTTCAGATACAGTTCACGTTAATATATATTCTAATGGAAACATTACTAACACAAATAATTCTTATGGTTCAACTTCTGATGCAACTATAAAAGAAAACATAGTTGATGCGACAGATAAGTTAAGTGATTTAAAACAAGTTAAGGTCAGAAATTTTAACTTAATTGGAGAAAGCGATAAACAAATTGGAATGATTGCTCAAGAATTAGAAAGTATATTTCCTTCTTTAGTATTTGAAGATGAAGAAACAGAAAAGAAGGCAATAAAATATTCAGTATTTGTTCCTATTCTTATTAAAGCAATTCAAGAATTAGAAGAAAAAGTAACTGCATTGGAAAATGCGTAATTAAGAGGGAAAGAAATGGCAAATAGTTATGAATGGTACTGCAAAAATTGTGACGTTTATCCCGAA